AATTATCAGGTATAGGTTCAGGCTCTTTCTTAACAGAATTATCTAAAATAAAAACGACACAACAATTGGCGGCATTAATTAAAAATTGGTCTTACAATGGACAAAATCTTTATACTTGGATTGGCTCGGAATACGGAATAGGTTGGGATCAAATAATATCCACCCTAAGAAAAAATTTTGGTAATTACATCAAAGATACTTATGTGAGAAAAGAAACATACTCTGCGTAATAAAAACCCCCACCTGTGGAGATGGGGGGATATGAAGTGGAGGTGCGGAGGCTCGAACTCCGGTCCATAATATCCTGTCAGATAAGGACTACACGTTTAGGTTAATATTTTCTAATATTCCAAAATAGATGGTTTTTTTAAAATCCGAACCAACAAACAGATACAATCAAATGACCCCCTGATTGTTAGGGGTTGTTCCTTTTCGGGTAGAAACCACACCTTTGTAAAGACTTCTGTTGCTAGGTTATATGTCCATCGACCCCCGTTTCCGTGCTTAACTTAAGCTACAGTAACTTGCTCAGTTGAAATTAAACCAACCACTGAAAGGTTATCAAGTACGTTGCCGTATATAAATGTGAATCAGTTTTTAAAGAGATTAATTCAGTCTCTACGTGCCCTTATTCCTCAGCCAATACCTGTCAAATCCAAAAACACCCCCATATTTTCAAAGAACTTATACAAAGATAATACATTTGTTTTGATTATCCAATATATTTATATAAATATGTTAAAGAAAAAATTTATTTTTGAGGACGATGATGAGGAAGAAAAAGACGAATGGTCTGATTATAAAAACATCATGCATTTAGCAAAAAAAAGAATTAGCCCATATAGAGTTACTTTTGAAACATCTGATGGTAAAAGTTTTGACGATATTATTGAAGTTACTCGTGATGGTATAGTTTTTACTTTTAGTGATGGGTTAGAAGAGTATTTAAAATTCTTTTTTCCTGATGAATATGGTGAAGATAATACTGATGGTGAATGGGAGGCTGGAAGTTACGATGCGATGTATAATGGTAGATGGTCTTGGTATGAAGAATTTTATGATAGAGATAGTGAAGATTGGAAAGAAGGGTATGTTACTGATAGATTAAGAAAAAATCATTTAGAATTAATTAGAGATATATCAAAAACAATTTCACCAAGATTATATATGAAACTATCAAAAATGTTAGAAGAAGGGACTCCTCTTGACGAAATTTTAAATATTGAAATAAGAGATTTTTTAGATACAATAAATATTGGTGATGAAATAACGGAGGTGTTTACAGACGCAAATGTCGAAGCAGTATCAAGTGAAGTACCAAAAGGAATTGGAGACACGTATTGCGATTGTTTAAGAAATGTTGGTATTGAAAGGTATAGTCAAAAATATTGTTTTTGGAAATATGAAATGGATTGGGGATCTTGTATGATGTTATATGCTCGTTTTGGTACTGACGAAGATAAATTTTTAGATTTATTATTTGATGCAATTAGAAAAGACAATATTAGACATTTACCAGTGTATTATGAAATGCAACATGAATTTTGGGATACTCAAAAATTTGAAGCCGCTTGGAATAGCGGTGTTGAAAGAGTTCTAGAAAAAAAATTAGAAGACATTCAAGATAATATTGAAGATTATGATGAAAAATATTTTGAAGTTTTAGATAAAGTATCTCAACTTGGTGGCGTTAATACTTGGATTAAAACAAAAGATAAAAAATACGAAATAAGTATTGATAATATTGAACCGGAAACTAGTTTAATCACATATAAAATTAAAGAACCACTTAAATGGCGATCTAAAGCAGGAAAAACTGATATTGATAGTTTAATTAATATGATTTATAATGAAAAGTTATTTAATATGCTTGAACACCTTGATAAATTTTCAATACTTAGAAATAAGACGTTCCTTTAATATTTCATATAGATAAACCAAATCATCATCATTTATAAAAAGATTATTTCCGTCAAAAATATCTGATATTGTAATACCATCTTTTTCTTCAATAACATCAATACTTTCTAACTGATGAACAGGATAATCTTCTTCTTCATCTTTAAATTGTAATAACGAGTTCATAACAGTTTGTGGTGTATATACAATTGGTTTATATTCATACTTATATTTTTTCAAACCTAATTCTTTAACCATATTTAATCCAGCGATAATTGCATTTTCAACATCTTCTATTGAAACAAATTCTTGGTTTGAGTGCATGTTGTAATACCCACAAGACATATTAATACAACAAACGTCTATTTTCTTTTTTAATTGAGATATGTCTGTATAAGGGTGTGATTGAACAAGCATTTCATTTCCAAACGCATTTTCAATAACATCTAATGTTTTAATAAAAAATTCACTATCACGTTCAAATAAACGAACTCCCGAGCAAATCTCGGAGATTAAATGATTTCCTGGCGCATCGTATTGTGTAATATACCCAACATCTTGTAAGAAGTTTTCATCACATTTGCTAGATCCGTGACAACCTGTTTCTTCTGAAACGAATAATCCAATCTTAACTTTGTCTAATTGTTGTAAAAGTTCCAAACAAATAAAAATACCACACTTATCATCACCACCAATGCCGGTTGGGTTTCCGTCTTCGGTGTATGCTTTTAAACATGGGACTTTAACCTCATCAAACTTTTTTCCAAATGTATTTGGTCTGATGAGGTTTTCTTCTTTAACTATGATTTTATCTACCTTATGATGAACGGTGTCCGTGTGTGAAATAAACATTGGGTAATATTCACCTTCGTTTAATTCACCTTTTGTTGCGTATATATTCATCATTTCGTCTCGGTAGTAAGAGACGCCTGGAAATGTGTCAAGTTCATTGCAAAGAAATTCTACCATATCTTCTTCTTGATATGTCTTTGAAGGGACCGATAGTAATTCTTTGAATTTGTCTATGTTCATCTTTCAAAGATATGAAAACTTTTAATATTAAACAAATTATTTTTTTCTTTTTGTTGGTTTTTTTATTTTAACCTCAGTTTTTTTATCTTTTTCATTATAGGATAATATGAATTTTGAACCTTTTTCTGGATTCTCACTTATAACTTTATCTGTCACCGAGTCATCTACCCACTTTTGAATAGTTCTTTTAAGTATACGAGCACCAAACCTAGTATCGGTACCAACGCTTATTATGTGTTTTTTTAAACTCTCCTCAACTTCTAATTCAAATTCAATTGATTTTATCCTTTCATAAACTTTTTCAAGTTCCAAGTCAACAATTTTCATTAGATCGGATTCATCTAAATCTTTAAAGTATATAATCTCATCGAATCTATTAATAAACTCAGGTGCAAATTTTTTAAATAACTCTTTTTCTAAAACAGATTTTATTTCTTCTTCTTTTTTTTCAATTTTTGAATTTGTAGAAAACCCAACACCTGTACCAAAATCTTGAACTATTTTTGTACCAACATTAGAAGTCATTAAAATTATACAGTTTTTGAAGTTAATTTTTCTTCCGTGACCATCAGTTAAAAACCCTTCATCTAACATCTGTAAAAATACGTTAAAAATTTCAGGGTGAGCCTTTTCAATCTCATCTAATAAAATAACAGAATAAGGTTTGTTTTTAATTTTATTTAAAAATGGTGATCCGTCTTCGTAACCAACATATCCAGGGGATGTTCCTGTTAATTTTGATGTTGCAATTTTATCTGAAAATTCACTCATATCTAACCTAATAAGTGCGTCCTCACTATTGAACATATGTTTTGCTAATTGTTTTGCTAATTCCGTTTTACCAACACCTGAATTACCAATTAATAATCCACTAAATATTGGTTTTTTAGGGTCATTTAATCCAACCTTATTTCTTTGTATTGCTTTTGTTATTTTTGCAACCGCATCACCTTGACCAATAACTTTTGTTGATAGGGTGTCTTTTAATGTTTTAAGTATTTCTGTTTCATCAGTTGAAATTTTTGATATCGGAATTTTTGTGATTAATGATGCAACATCATAAACAATATCATCAGTTACTTCTCTTTTGAATAAATTTCTATTTTTTTCAAACTCAGATTTTTCTCTTTCTAAATCATTTAAAATTTTTCTTTCCTTGTCTCTCAAGTTAGCCGCTTCCTCGTATCTTTGACTATTGATAACTCTTACTTTTTCTTCTTTTATTTCTTGAGCCTGTCGTTTTAAATCTTCAATAATCTCAGGTAATTTAATTTCAACTTGGGATCTTGCACCAACCTCATCAATAATATCAAACGCCTTATCGGGAAACTCTCTATCTGTAATATATCTATCGGCCAATTCAACACATAGTTTTAATATATCATCACTATATGTGACTTTGTGATGGTTTTCATATCTATCCTTTACATTTTTTAATATTTGTAATGTTTCTTCTTTTGTTGATGGGTCAACCATTACCTTTTGAAATCTTCTTTCTAAAGCACCATCCTTTTCAATATTCTTTCTATACTCTTCTAATGTGGTTGCTCCGATACACTGTAATTCTCCTCTTGAAAGTGCCGGTTTAAATATATTTGACGCATCCATTGATCCTGATGAGTTACCCGCACCAATCATTGTGTGGATTTCATCAATAAAAATGATGATGTCAGGATTGTTATATAATTCTTCCATTATTACTTTCATTCTTTCTTCAAACTGACCTCTATATTTTGTTCCTGCAACAATTGATGTCATATCTAAAGAAACAATTCTTTTTCCTGATAAATTCTGTGGACAATCACCCTCAAATATTTTTTTCGCTAAACCCTCAACAATTGCGGTTTTACCACAACCTGGTTCTCCTAATATAATTGGGTTATTTTTTTTTCTTCTTGAAAGAATTTGTGCGATTCTATTTATTTCATTTTCTCTACCAACAACAGGATCTAACTTTCCTTCTTCTGCTAGTTTTATAAGGTCTCTTGAAAAGTTATCTAAAACAGGAGTTTTTGATTTTGCTTCAGTATTTTTATTTTTAGATTTTTCTGATTCGTCAAATGATTCGATCATAACAATTTTTTTATTTTTTTATTTGTTTAAAACTTAAATGAAACTAAACTAATAATCAATATTTTTTTATAATTGTCATATCGTCAGTATAATACTGACATTTTGTCATGTTTTTATGTTTGGCATTTAATTAGTGTAAAATCATACCAAAATAAACTTATAAAAAAAATAAAATTATGTTTAGTAGAAACTTTGACAAATTATTTAACGAACTATGGTCATCAGATCCATTTTTTAATGGTGATAATTGGGAAAGAAAAAACTATAAGTCTGAAGATGGGAGTATTTCATTTACCTACATTACAAATAAACGTGGGGATCTTAATAAACAAGACGAGATATCTTTACTGAAACAAAAATTAGATATTGCAGTTGACGAACAAAATTTTGAGGAGGCTGTTGAGTTAAGAGATAAAATTAAAAATTTAGAAAAAAATAAAGAAGAACTTACAAAACTTAATAAAGAACTAAATGAATGTGTAAAAAATCAAGATTTTGAAAATGCAATCAAATTAAGGGATAAAATTAGAAGTTTAAAATAAAACTGTTCTTATTTTAGTTTTTAATCCACCTAAAATGGTGGATTTTTTTTTGATTTATGACTTTTTTTGAAAAACGATATATTTATTTGAAAAGACAATAAAAAAAAATAAAAATAACAAAAAAAAAATTATGAAAAGAATTGTTAGATTAACAGAATCAGATCTTACAAGAATTGTAAGACGAGTTTTAAGTGAAGGGGGAAAACCAACAGGAGGTATAGATTATTTAGTTGACCCTAGGTTTTTCAGAAGTCAAGCTGGTGCAACTGTTCTTGCTGTTACAAGTGTAACATGGGCAGGACCTAAAGTAACATGTAAGGGAATATTATTTTCAAGAAATTCAGATGGAACTTACGAAAATGAAGGTCCCGATACCACCGTAATGTCAACAACAGGGAGAGCAAAACCAAATGAGTTTTTTGGTGAAGACGGTCAAAACTATGTTTCACAAGTAGGTGGGAAATTATCAAATGATGTAAAAGCTAAATTCCCAATAACAAAACAAAATAGTGAGGCGTACTTTCAAATCCCTTGATTTGTTTAATAAATAAATTAAAAATTTAAGATATTTTGATAAAAAAAAATCCCCATAGACGGGGATTTTTTTATTAGTATTCAAAAATACTCTCTTTGATGTTAGGTATTAATAACTCAAACGGTCTAGTATCGACTGAGTATACACCAGAGGTTAACCCCCCATCTAACCAAAGTTCTTGTAATTTTGGAAAATTCGGATTATCTTTTAGGTTAACTATAAAAAATTTATCTTCTATTTTATTATAGTAATTTGTCGTGTCTTTATATTTTAAAAGAGCAAAATCATTATCGGATTTTATTACTTCAAACTTTAAGATTACTTGTTTACCTGAAACGTCCCCATTATCTTCCATCCAAAAATAATCAAACGTTAACGAATCTTTATCAAAATCAAACGTATACATTCTAAATGCTTCATGTAAAGAATCGTTTACTTTATTTTTAAAAGAATATGGCGATAAATCCGTTTTATCTGATTTAATCATTTTTGCTGTATGGACAAATATTTGCTTACTACCATTCGGCTTAACGGTAACATCATCAGATTTTTGGTTTCCGATAATTAAAAATGACATTGTCAAGATTGAAACCAACGTCACTGATAGAATTTTAATTAGATTTTTCATAATTTGTTTTTTTTTTAGGTGAATAATTATACTACAAATATACTAACTTTTATTTAATATACAAATTTTTATATTACTTTTTTTTAAAAAAAATTATGGCAGTTAAAAGAACAGATATTAATGGGACCAAAATTACTTGTGAAATCGAATCAAGTAACCTTAAAACTACAATATATGATACCGAATCTAATAAATTGATAGTTGAATTTAAAAATGGATTCAAATATGAGTATGATGAGGTTCCTCACAACATATACGCTCAATTTAGATTATCAGAATCTCAAGGTAAATTTTTCAATACTCAAATTTCAAAAACTTACAAATACAAAAAATTAGATAAATAAATCTCACGCCATATTTATATACATGGCAAGTACTGAAAAAATCATAAACAGTTTTTATTTACAGGACGAATTAAATCCTGATGTTTGGGATTTACCAAATGAAAAATATATGGGAGGTCCTGAAGCCCAAAATTATAAATTAAAACCTGAAATAAGAGAAAGACTTTTAAAGGTTGCAAATCTTTTTATTGATTATTTGGATACTGATCTTTTTATTCAAGATGTTATATTTGTTGGTTCACTTGTCGGATATAATTGGAGTGAATTTTCTGATTTTGATATCCATATATTAATTGACATGGACGAATCTGAAAATAGAGAAATGACAGAAGAACTTTTCAGACTTAAAAAAACTGTATTTAATGCTGCACATGATATAACCATAAAAGGTTTTGAAGCCGAGCTTTATGTACAAGACGCAAATGAAAAGAACGAAAGTCAAGGAGTTTATTCATTATTAAATAACGAATGGTTAAAAACGGCAGAAAAGGATAATTTTAAAGTAGATAAGAAAAAATTAATGACCAAGGTCAATCAATGGATGGATATAATTGATGGAGTTTTAGAAAATGCGGAAGATGAGGATATTGAAGATGCGGTAAAACTTGTTAAGAAGTATAGGGAAAAATTAAGAAAGTATAGAACATGTGGATTGAAAAAAGAAGGAGAATATTCTTATGAAAATTTGGTGTTTAAATTTTTAAGAAGAAACGGATATATTGGGAAATTAGAGAACTTTAAAAATGAATTTGTAGATAAAAAATTGTCTTTGGAACAAGAAAATAAAGAATACTAAATAAATTACTATTTATTGATATATTTATATATGTGTCTTAGGGCAAAAATTTTATTTGAATAAAAAAATTAATATTAAAAAAAATGGCAGATTTAAAACCACTAGGTAGTGAAAAATTACAAGGTATGGACAAAATAAACCGTATCATGGAAATTGCTAAATATAAAGAAACTCCTAAAACCTTAGTGAATGAACTTTCAACAACAAATTATACAATAACATTGTCTGATGGTAAAACTTATGGTATAGTTAAAGAAAAACTAGGTTATGTTATAAAAAACGGAATAAATGAGTCGTCTATGGATTATGTTGAACATATGAGACATAGAAAACACTACAGATCATATTCTGAAGCGATGAAAAAACTTAACTTAATGGCCTCTGAAATCAACAGAGTTACAGGTTATGATGAGAATATTTCTTTAATTGGTGAACAAACTGACTTAAAAAAAAAATTCGTATTAAAGCTTCCTAAACCAAAAACCGATAAACCGGCCGAGGAAACAACCCCACCTGCGCCACCTGCGCCACCGGCACCACCTGCACCACCTGCTGATGACATGGGATCACCTCCTGCACCACCTGTTGATGATATGGGAATGGGTACACCTCCGGCAGATGATATGGGAATGCCACCTGCAGATGATATGGGAATGCCACCGGCAGATGATATGGGAATGGGAGAACCACCAGCACCTCCTATGGATGATATGGGAATGGGAGAACCACCAGCACCTCCTATGGATGATATGGGAATGGACGACGAGGGTGAAGAAGAACCACAAGGACCAACCGGATTAAAATCAATACAAAAATTAACAGGAAGATTAAGTCAAAAAATTAGATCTTTTGAAAAAGAAAAAGGAATGGATTCTCAAGACATTAAATATGTTTTGAACTCTATCATATCGGCATTAGAACTTGAAAACTTAGATGAAGATGATAAAGATGATATTATATCTAAATTTGATGAGTCGGATGAGTATGGTGAAGAAGGTGCTGGAGAATTAGATTTAGGAGATGAAGATATGGGTATGGAAGATAATATGGATATGGGTAACGATATGGGAGGTACACCACCACCACCCCCACCACCATCAGAAGGACCGATGATGGAATCAAAAGTAGATAAATTATTAAAATCTTATTTTAAAATTTCTCAAGACGAAAAACCAATTATGGAAGAAAAAAAGAAAAAAGACTTTTTAAAACAAAAACTACAAAGATTGGATGTAAAAAAAGAATTTGTAAAATTAAGTGAAAGTTTATCACAATTAGAGACAGCAAACGAATTTCACAAAAAATATAAAAACGCTAAATTTATTGGTAAAACAAATAAAGAAAATTTAGTATTTATGGTTGAAGGAAAACAATATAGAATAACACCAAGAGGGAGGGTTATATGAATTTAGTTTATGTTAATGAATTAGGACCTAACTACAAAGGTGATAATATATATGAATTTATATTTTCAGATTTAGATGATGTTTGGGGTGACGAATGGGATGCAGAACCGGCATCAGGAAAACCATCACCTCCTGATATTAACTATATAAAAAGAGTTGGGGCATTAAAAAACTCAGAGATTGAGTTAGAATTAATTCAAAACTCAGATTATTTTGGAGTTTACGACGCAATTGATGGTGTAATATCTTTAGCTTGGGAAAAAAGTGATAGTGATGAGATATTAATTAATAAAAGAAAAAGACTTGTTTTTCAATACGGAGAAAGTGTTGATAGTGTTGAAAGCAAATTATATGAACGAGATATCATATTAAAATGGGAAAAAAATTTAGTACAAGATGAAACATATGAATCCTAAAATTGCAAGACTTCTTAGTGAAGGAATATCAATTAATACTCTTGAGTCATTAAATAATACTCAGTTGAATGTTTTATACGAAAGAGTTAAAAAATCAAAAAAAGAAACGAAAGAAGAGGTAACCAAAACTACCACATCAACTACATACTCAAAAGACGAAGCTAAAGGTAAAACGTTTAGTAAAGTTGATGATGTAAATGTAACAATTAATCAAGATGATACAGTTACCGTAACTAAAGAGGGTGAAGTAACAGAAAAGGCGGTATCTAGAAAACAACAAAGAGCTATGGCGATGGCTTTAAAGGCAAAACAAGGTGAGATGCCAAAAAGTAAATTAAAGGGATCATCTAAAGAAATGTTTAAAATGTCTGAAAAGGATTTGGAGGATTTTGCAAGTACAAAACATAAAGGACTTCCTAATGAAGTTAGAGAGGATAATGATGTTAAAAAGTTAGAGGAAAGTATTATGAAAATTATTGAAAATCATTTACCTCCACATACAACAAAAGGTGAATTGTTAAGAACAATTAAAAGTATTAAAAGATAATGAATGTCTTTATCAAGGGAACAAGCATTATTGGAATACGCTAAATGTGTAAATGATACTCCTTACGCACTTAAAACATATTTACAAACTTACGACAATACACAATCAAAATATGTTCCGTTAGAACTATTTAATGATCAAATTACACTGGTAAAAGACTACGACGAGTGTGATGAGAATATTGCATTAAAATACCGTCAGGCCGGTGTATCAACCGTAACGTCAGCATGGGCATCAAAAAGATTGGTATTTGCAAAAAAAGAAAAACCTGAAAAAATTCTAATTATTGCAAACAAAATGGATACTGCCGTTGAGATGGCAAATAAAGTTAGGGCGTTTGTTGACCAATGGCCAAAATGGATGGGTGTTGGGTTCTCGACTGAAAAAAATTCACAAAGACATTTTAAATTAACAAATGGGTGTGAGGTAAAGGCGGTTGCAACATCAAAAGATGCTTTACGTGGTTATACTCCTACAATTCTTATATTTGATGAGGCCGCATATATTAATGCCGATGAAGACTTTTGGTCTGCGTGTATGGCATCCCTTTCTACTGGAGGTAAAGTTATTGTAATTTCAACACCAAATGGGTTTGATCCAATTTATTATTCAATTTATAGTGAAGCAATAAAAGGTAGGAATGACTTCAGAATAACTGAAATGTATTGGTTCAGGGATCCTAGATATTCTAAAGATTTAAAATTAATTAAATGTAATGATATTGTACATTACATGTTAAATAGAGCGGACTATAAAGATGATGAAATTACAGTTGATTATAGTGATATTAAGGTTAGTGATAGAAATTTTCAAGAAATAAAACAAAAAATAGAAAATAGTGGATATAAAGCCTACAGTTCTTGGTTTGAGGCCATGGCCAAAAAATTAAAGTTTGATAGGAGAAAAATATCACAAGAACTTGAATGTAACTTTTTAGGTTCAGGGGATAATGTGATACCACCTGAAACAATGAAATCAATAAAAGATAATCATATTAAAGAACCCGAAAATAAATTTATGGGTGGTGTTTTATGGCAATGGAAAGAACCTGTTGCGGGACATAAATATATTATGGGTATGGACGTTTCAAGAGGGGATAGTGAAGATTTCACAACATTTACAATTATAGATTTTGATGAAAGAGAACAGGTTTTAGAGTATTTAGGAAAAGTCCCACCAGATGTTGTGGCAGAAATCGCGTATAAATGGGCAACCATGTATAATGCGTTTATTGTAACCGATATTACGGGAGGTATGGGTGTTGCAACATCAAGAAAACTTCAAGAATTAGGATATAAAAATTTATATGTCGATGGAGTGAATCCTGCTGATAAATGGAAATGGGATCCTAAGGCGAACGAAAAAATTCCAGGTATTAATTTTAATTCAAAAAGGGTACAAATAGTTGCGGCTTTTGAGGAGTCGTTAAGACACAATTTTGGTGTTAGGTCCCAAAGATTATATAATGAATTAAACACATTTGTTTATGTAAATGGTAGACCAGATCACCAAAAAGGACAACATGATGACTTAATTATGGCAATGGCCATGGCCCTATATGTTGCAGAAACTTCATTTTCTAAATTAGAGAAGGCTACCGAACACGCAAAGGCGATGATTGAATCATGGACAACGGATAAAAACGAATATAAAGATTCGTCATCTAACTTCAACCCGGGACTACCTGCAATGACGGGTTTACATAATTACTCTAATAGTCAAGTTACCAAAAGTGATTATGAAAAGTATTTATGGTTATTCGGAGGAAAAAGAGTTTAATTTATTTTATATCCGACTATTTTTAAAATAAAAAAATATGGCACAAGAAAAATATACAGTTTGGCAGAGATTAGGTAAGGTTTTCGGACCTAACTCAACAATGGATCAACAACCGCCAGTTTTTAAATTTGATAAGCAAGAGTTGTTAAAAACAACAAACAAACAAGAATTTGAAACTGAAAAATTACAGGCACAACAATCACTATATATTGGTAAACAATGGCAGAAAGTTGAAAATAATTTATATCAACAAGCGGTATATTATGAACCAACAAGGATGGCATCATATTATGATTATGAATCAATGGAATATACTCCTGAGATTTCTGCGGCTTTAGACATTTATAGTGAAGAATCAACCACACCCGATCAAGAAGGTCTAATTTTGAAAGTTTATTCAGAGTCAAAAAGAATTAAACAAGTATTAACAGATTTGTTTACCAATAAATTGGATATAAATACAAATTTACCTATGTGGACAAGAAACACATGTAAATTTGGAGATAACTTTATTTATTTAAAATTGGATCCTGAAAATGGTATTGTTGGTTGTCAACAATTACCAAACATACAAATAGAAAGATTGGAAAAAGGTATGAGATTTCAACCCGACAAATATTCTCAAGAAATGGAAAACGATGCGTTGAAGTTTGTTTGGAAAGAAAAAAACATGGAATTTAACACATGGGAAATTGGTCACTTTAGAATTTTAGGTGATGATAGAAAACTTCCATATGGTACATCAATGTTAGAAAAGGCAAGACGTATTTGGAAACAATTACTTTTATGCGAAGATGCTATGTTAATATATCGATTATCAAGAGCACCAGAAAGAAGAGTATTTAAAGTATTCGTCGGTAATATGGACGACAAAGATGTTGACGCTTATGTACAAAAAGTTGCAAGTAAATTCAAAAGAGATCAAATTGCGGACCCAAAAACTGGGAATGTAGATATGAGATATAATCAAATGGCCGTTGACCAAGATTACTTTATTCCTGTTAGGGATGCGACAGCAACAAACCCTATTGAGACGTTGGCAGGTGCCTCTAACATGGCTGAAATTGCAGATATCGAATATATTCAAAAGAAATTAGTAACGGCATTAAGAATACCAAAGGCATATTTAGGATTTGAGGAGGCCGTAGGTGACGGTAAAAATCTATCTCTACTTGATATTCGGTTTGCACGAACAATTAATAGAATTCAAAAATCAATGATTGCAGAATTAAATAAAATTGCAATTGTACATTTATTTTTATTAGGGTTTGAAGATGAACTAACTAATTTTACATTATCATTAAATAACCCATCTAAACAAGGTGAACTATTATCTTTAGAAATTTGGAAAGAAAAAATTGACCTTTACAAAAATGCAACTGCCGAGATTGCTAAGTCTTTGGCACCTGTATCAGCGTCTTGGGCTAAAAAACATATATTAGGTTTCTCAGATGAAGAAATTAGATTGGATATCCAACAACAAAGAATTGAAAGGGCCGTTTATGCTGAGTTAGAGAAAACCGCCGAAGTAATAACAAAAACAGGTTTATTTGATAATATTGACAAACTTTATGGTAAAAAAGACAGTGAACCAGCAGGAACCGCACCTGAAGGAGGAGCACCACCTGATATGGGTGGAGCACCACCTGATATGGGTGGAGGGGCACCACCACCAGGAGCACCACCAGAAATGCCGTCCGAAAGGTTAGTAAGAAAAGATTTAGATTTATTGTTAGAAGAAACATTAATGAACGGTTCAGATTATATGGATTTGTCAAAAG